GCAATATATAGTGTCAACAATAATAACAGGCACTATGTCCATTTTGGGTCGCCCATTTTGGGCGGCGCAACTACCTCGGGAAAAAATTTTTTTGTTCCCCTTCGGGGAACAAAAGAGGTACCAGACCGGATCTGGAAAAAGTAAATCTAGCACAGGTTGAATTTCTTTTTTTAAAAAGGGGTCCCACTACTTTTTGCTTTACAGCTTGATTTAGAGAGTTATCCAGAGTAAAAATCGTTTTGACACCCATAAGAGTACTTATGCCAGATATTAATATAAAAAAAATTTTAGAAAAAAATTTAGACAATCTTCCCCCTGATACCAGACGCCAGTTAAAACGGTACCTGGTCCAATTGGACAGAAAACAGAAACATAAAAAAATTAACAATGATTTTTTAACTTTTGTTAAGCATATGTGGCCTGAATTTATAGAAGGGTACCATCATAAAATTATTGCAGAAAAATTTAATAAATTAAAAACTGGAGAAATTAAGAGACTCATTGTAAATATGCCACCGAGGCATACTAAATCTGAGTTTGCATCTTTCTTACTTCCTGCGTGGATGATTGGAAGTGATCCTAAATTAAAAATTATTCAAGCAACCCACACAGCTGAACTTGCTGTAAGGTTTGGTCGTAAGGCTAAACACTTAATGGATACTGAAGAGTATAAAGAAGTTTTTCCAACAAGACTCATGGAAGATAGCAAAGCCGCTGGTCGCTGGGAAACAGAACAAGGTGGCGAGTATTTCGCAGTTGGTGTTGAAGGTGCTGTAACAGGAAGAGGTGCTGATCTATTAATTATTGACGACCCTCACTCTGAACAAGATGCTATGTCCAAGAAAGCATTAGATCGAGCTTACGAGTGGTACACAGCTGGACCTAGACAAAGACTTCAACCAGGCGGAAGAATCGTTCTGGTTATGACGCGTTGGAATAAAGGGGATTTAACTGGACTATTACAAAAAGCTCAAACAGAGCCTAAAGCAGATCAATGGGAAGTTGTAGAGTTCCCTGCTATCATGCCATCAGGTAAACCTGTGTGGCCGGAATACTGGGACATTGAACAATTACTTTCTGTAAAAGCTTCTGTTGCACTTCCTAAATGGAATGCTCAGTATATGCAGAATCCAACTTCTGAAGAAGGAGCTTTGATTAAACGAGAATGGTGGCGCAAGTGGCCAGAATCTAGAGGCATTCCACATTGTGATTATATTATACAATCTTACGATACAGCTTATCTTAAAAAGGAGAGCGCTGACTTTAGTGCTATTACCACTTGGGGTGTTTTCCGTGAAAACGAAGATACCAAACCTAATTTAATTTTGCTCGATGCTATTAAAGATAGATTCGAGTTTCCAGATTTAAGAAGAGAGGCACTGAAGCTTTATAAATACTGGGAGCCTGAGATAGTTTTAATCGAAGCAAAAGCTGCTGGACTTCCTCTCACATACGAATTGAGAAATATGGGAATCCCAGTTATTAACTTTACGCCGAGCCGAGGAAATGATAAACATAGTAGAGTTAATGCAGTTTCGCCTATGTTCGAAGCTGGACAGATTTGGGCTCCAACCCATCTGCAATTTGCACAAGAAGTCATGGAGGAATGTGCAGCATTTCCCTATGGCGAACATGATGACCTTGTGGACAGTACAACACAAGCCGTTATGAGATTTAGACAAGGAGGACTTTTAGGTCACCCAGAAGACTACAAGGATTCTCCAAAACCAATAGATGTTAAGGAGTACTATTAGATTATGAGCATCAAAAAAGAATTAACCATGAAGGCTGCTGCCGAAATTTTTAAACTTGCTAGCCGAATAGGTATTAAACCCAGAGACATTATTGGACAAGGTGCAGATGTTATCAAAATGGGTAAAAGTTTGTTCAATACGAAAGTGAATCCTAAATTGACAGAGTTTATTAGCAGGAAAGGAGAGGTTCCCACAAAGATCCTTGAGGAAATTAAAATTCATCTAAGATCCTTGAAAAATGCTTCTGATAACCAGATAGAATTATTTAAGATAAATTTGAAAGAAATCGTGAGTGCCAAGTCGCCAGTCACTGGTATCAAGCGACCAGGAACTTTGGCAGATGATATGGCAGCTGTTGAAACACAAATGGGTAACATTAAAAAAACATCCTCTAAACTCGATGACGCTATAAAGGAATACGAAAATATTTATAAACCTACGGTTAAGGACGAAGCGACAGAAGCTTTTAAAGGCTGGACACCTACAGTTATTAAAGGCGGTAAAGAACCAAAATTTAATTCAGGTGGCATGGCAAAATTAAACGCAGAATTAAACCAGCTTCCAGAATACTACTTACCTTTTGCAGATGGTGGAATCGCTAATCACTTCAGGAAGAAATAATGTCCTATATACCTTGGTGGCAGAGAATGTCACCTCCTACATTTGCCGAGCGTTTTGACTTAGGTGGACTTGCGGGGAGTGAACCTAAAGTTATTCATGGAACTAAAATGGGAAACCGAGAAGGTTTTGCTTCATCCGATGTTTATGAAAGAGTAGATAAAGGTATCCGCAAGACTACTAACACCAATACCGGGTACACAAGATACCGTGCCATGGTAGAATATGCCGATGGAACGGTGGAAAGAACTTTTTCGACTTTAGAGGAAGCTCAAGAGTGGAGAACCAACCAATTAGAAAAAAGACCAATCAGACCGGTTACAGTTAAAAAATATGAAAGAGTGCCTAATGAAAAACATATTAACTTTAATGGTAAAACTTATGAGGTGAATATTCAAAGGATGAAAGATGGAAAGTCTACTTATTTTACAAAATACACAACATCTTTAGAGGAAGCTAAAAAAATGAGAGATAATTTTGTAAAGAAAAATCCACCTGAAAAAACTTTTAAAGCAGCAACAGAAAGTAGGCAGGCAGTTGTCAATAAAGATTTAAAAAAACTAGCTGACAATAACTATATTAAAAAAATGTTTTCTAAACCTAATTTTACTCTTTCTAAGACGGATTTAAGAATAGCTGCTAAAATTTTAAATACTACTATTCCGGACGCTGAAAGAAGAATTTTTCAACTAGCTGCTTCCTATATTGAGGAAGGAAATAAAAAATTTAAAACAAATTCATTAAAGCTTATTAATGAAGCAAAGTTGACAAATAAATCTGCTCATTTAGTGCGGGCTATGAACGAATTAAAAATAGGAAAAACTTTTAATGAAAAAAGTATTAAAACTCTAAAAGCAGACATACTTAAAAATAAAGATTATGTTTTTACCGAGTTCTACGACATTGATGAACCTCATGGAGTAAAATCAGGAATTAAAAGAAAAACACATCCTTATTCTATTTTTGGTCAAGTTATTAAATCAGATATAAATAGAAACGAGAAATTTTCATTTGATAACATGAAATCTGTTAAAGAAAAACAGGTTCAGGTTGCTTTAAAAAGTAAAAATCCCAATATTGTAAAAAAAGCAATAGATGATTACAATAAATTCGCAAGTGAATGGGAAACAAAATTAAATAAAAGTGTAAAGAAAGGACAACCTAAAATTAGACTTTTTAGAATGTCTACTCAGTCTCCTGATAAGACAATTAAAAACTGGTCTAAGTTTAATGATAAATATAAAAGTGTTTTTAATAATAACTGGAAGAATAGAGGTTATTCATTTGTCGTTCCTAAAGACATTAAAACAATTCCTGAAATTAAAAAATCAATGAGCAATATTAAGGATGTTAAGAAGATGAAATCTTTATTTGCAGTAGGGGCTAAAAGATTAATGGCAGCAGATCCTTTGTTATGGGGAATTTCGGTGGATGATGTATTTAAAAAAAAAGCAGAAGGAAAAACTTCTATGGAAGCTATGGGTAGTTTGTTATTTTTAGATAAACCAATTCGTAAAGGACTTAAAAGATGGAAAGCAGATGATCAACAAAATTTAGCTTATGACAGAGTAAACTTCTTAAAACGGATTCAGTCTGGAGACGTTGGTTTAAGTGAACTTTCTCAAATGGCTAGAAAAGACCCTGACTTCGATGGCAACTATACAAGATACATTGAATTTTTAAAAGTAATGGTAGCAGACCCTGCTCAACAAAAATTAATCAGAGAACGGGATATTCAGACAGAAAAAGCGTTAACACTTCCAGAGGATGTCGTAGAAAAAAGAAAAAAAACATATGACGCGTGGAGTAATATTCCTTTAGTAAGAGCAATTAAGGAACAGTATCAATCCGATGAACAAAAAACAAAAGACTTCGAGAATTTATTAAATGTATAAAAACCCCACATTAACCAAAAACATGAAACACGTAAAATGGAAAGCGATCCCGCCTGTAAAGGGACCAGATCCTAGAGGCTTGATTAAAGTCGAAAAACAAGATAAACCAGAAAGATTGGAGAAAATATATGGCAGACGTAGATAAAAGCCTACCTAACAGTAGGCAATCAGTTAGAATACCCTCAGAACAAGAACAAATAGAAGTAGCAACAGAGATCCAAGAATCTATGCCATCTCCCGAGAATACGGAGATGATAGAAAATGAAGATGGTTCAGTAGATGTTAATTTTGAACCTGGTGTAGCTTCGCCCGAAGGAAGTAATGATCACTATGCTAACTTAGCCGACTTGTTGCCCGATTCTATTTTAGATCCAGTAGGTTCTGAATTATTTGCCAATTATACAGATTACAAAGAATCACGTAGAGAATGGGAAAGATCATACTCACAAGGATTAGAATTATTAGGTTTTAAGTTCGAACAAAGAACAAGACCTTTTCAAGGAGCTTCAGGT